TGTTTTTCTTTTTCTTCCTTGAGATGTTGCCTCAAGAGTTCCACATAGATGTCTCGTTCCCAAGGCATCATGTTTTCAATCTCAGTTAATGAATATTTATGTTACTGTATCAAGGCAAAGTTGAGTCTAAAATAAGACTCAAGATCCATATGGATCATGCCTAGGCGAAAAAACTTGCCAGTCCCTCCAGAAGGACTTCATTTTCTTTTTTGGTATTTGGATTCACAAACTTCACGGTATGTGAAAGTTTTGGCATGGTCTCAAAGAAAGTTTCAATCTCCTTAAACTGAGTAGAATTCATCTGCTCAAGGAACTCTTTAATTTCTTTCTTGGTGCAGTCAGCAGCTGCCCACACTTCTTCTTCGCTGTAGATTTTATCAACACAAGATGCAATCAAATCAAATGATTGTTCTAATTGATTCTTCTCATTAAACTCAAAGTTATTTGAAATGAACTGGTCCAGTGAAGGATACTTCATTTCCATCATCAAGGTATCGTCAAGTTTAATCTGACGAGTGTGATCGTCATTCTTTTTCACTTGAATCTCATCCAATCCAATTATAACTTTAACTTCAGTCTCTCCATCATCAGGAGAAATCAAATTGACTTCAACTTCTTCTCCAACAGACTTTCCACGAATGTTAAGGAAGAGATATTCAATATCAAATGTAGGAAGTTGTTCTACCTTAACTCCCCTTGTCTGAATACAATTTTTCAAAACAGACTTAATTGCTGTTGTGATTTGTTTTGTATCCTCACTCTCCATTGCAAGGACAAGAAGTTTCTCTTCCTTGACTAGAAAAGGTCTATATTGAATTGTTTCGCCAGTTGATGGCAATTCAAGATCATACTTAGGTGTAGCAATCTTTGGTAAAGGCATAATGACTTACAGTTAATATTTCAGTGTGATTATTTATTGAGGTTTTTCTAAGTTCCTAACTGTGCTGCTAATGAGGGAGAAAGTTTATCACCAACCTGACCTTGCTCAATAAGTTGTTGTTCTGTAGTCAATATCCGTGCTCCAGTCGCAGAGTCATAAAGACCTTCTCCTTCAGGTCCAGTATTCTGGATAACATTTTGTTGAGTTTTAGATTCGTTCTCTTGAGCGACTGGTGGTTCCTGAGTATTCGATTGATCGGGTTTTTGAGTAGGAACAGAAGTATCTGGTTTTGAAGTTGGACTCGCTAATTCTGTCATAACATATCTCAGATATGTCATTGAGACACTACACTTCAAGAGACTAGAAGATTCATAACTAACTGGCATTGATGATACAGAGATAGGATATGCTCCGATGAATTCATATTCTAGACTATTCCTATAATCCCTTTCAAACTTTACTATCTTAAGTCCTCTTTCACATCTATATGATTCAGGAAAATTCATTCTATAGTGATATCCAGGATTAGCTAAACTTCTGGTTTCTCCATCTGTTCTGGTTCCTGTTTCACCCGTAACAAATCTCATCCACCTCTCAAAAAATCTGATTGGCAAGTACTTAGTTGAGTCAACATAGAAAGTAAAATCAATCCTATCATCGTACATTCTTCTATGTGCATACCTTTCAGTTACACCAGCATAATCATTCTTGATCTCAAAGGTTGCAATAGATGAACCAGGAAGAGATGCTTCGGAACAAGATATATTCAAATCTTCCTGACCATCAGTTCCCAAAAGTGGTTTTAATATAGAATTAAGAGTTCCTGCACCTACAGGAATTTTTACCTCATAATGAGAGGTTAGTGCGGGTGCAAGAATCTTTGTCCTTAATCCTTTTATACCGGAAAGTTTATTCCCGTATGAAAATTTTGTGCCAGGCATTTATAAATAGTTTTTACCTTATATATTATGTATGGCAGAAAGTATCAAGAGTAAATACAGACCGTCATTTCCAAAAAAATATAAGGGCGATCCATCTAATATTATCTGCAGAAGCAGTTGGGAAAGACGATTTTGTAAGTGGTGTGATCTGAATGATAATATTTTGGAATGGGGCAGTGAAGAATTTTGGATACCATACATTTCTCCACTAGATAAAAGAGTTCATCGGTACTTTCCAGATTTTATCATAAAAGTGAGAGAAAGCACAGGTCAAATCAAGACCTATGTAATTGAAGTCAAACCAAAAAAACAAACAAAAGCACCGACAAAAAAACAAAGAGTTACGAAGTCTTACATTTATGAATGTAAAACTTGGGAAGTAAATAAAGCAAAATGGAAAGCTGCTGTTGAATTTTGTGAAGATAGAAAAATTGAATTCAAAATCATAACAGAAGACGAACTAGGTATCAAATGAACCGCATAGAACCTGTTATTGCCGATCTTAAATCCGAGAAAGATCTTGGAGAAAGAATGGAACTAATAATGTATGCACTAAATGATACTGTGACACCTATACCTGAAGAAGGAAACATCTGTACCTTCAAATACTTTGCAAAGACTCCAAACATTGAATACGATCAGCATCCATTAGTTGCAGTGAGTGATGTCTTCTCTTGGGGATTTCGTGGTATAAACTTTCACTGGAGAGATTATAGACAATATACCTGGGAAGAACTAGGAACTCAAGTTTATATTGTTTATAGAGAAGAACTCGATGATCTTCTATCATTACAATATACAAAACGAGTACTAAATAAGTAAAAAGAACCATATCTAATGGCATCGGCAACTAGTAAAGTCGCACCAGTAAAAACACAAGAGCCTGGCGCATTTGGATCTACAAGAGATGTGCAAAGGTATTATAAAACAGATGTAACTACTCTCGGTGATGGTAGCATCATGAGAGAAACATATAGAACTGATGCAAATGGAAATAACTCCGTAAAGATTCAGGAAGTAATAGTTGATAAGAACGGTAATAAAACAAAGGATGAAATCTCTTCTGGTGCTACAGCAGGAGAAAAGAGAGCATTAAAAGACCCAAACTCCCAATTAAAAAATTCAATACGAGACCAAACCAAAGATGCTACAGATGCCGCTCAGAAAAATGAAGCAGAAGCTGCTGCTGGAGGACTTACATCGGTAGGAAAGAAAAATCAAAAAGTAGTAGGTGGTGATTCTGGTAATGACGCCGAAAATGAAAATGATGAAATCAATGAATCCAAATCAATAGCTGGAGAACCAGAAGAATCTGCAGAGGGAACAAGAACTCAATTTCCAACACTAATTCATCCAGCAGATCTTGGTGCATCAAAGCAAGATGTTGTTCGTTTTGATATGCACGAATATGTTCCAGGAGAATTGTCTGGATCTGATATTGGAGGAGGTCTGCAAGGATTTGGATTCAACAGTGGAACAAATAACTTAGGACCCTCTATTGGTTCAGTTACTCTTCCCATACCAAGTGGAATAACGGATCAAAACAAAGCAGATTGGGGATCAAACTCAATGACTGCTCTCGATATTGCAAAGGCAGATGTTGCTAAAACAGCAATTTTTGATGGTCTTCAAGAGGGTGCAGAGAAATTTTTAGATTACATTAATGAAATAAAAGAGAATGCTGGTCCTACAGCTAGTGCTGTTGGAAATGCATTTGCGGCAGCTGCTGCAGGTGTAAACGGCCAAGCACTGTTGGCAAGAACAACGGGTATGGTGATGAATCCCAACATGGAACTCTTATTCAAGGGTCCAACTCTGAGACCATTCTCATTTAAGTTTAAGTTATCACCCAGAGGACAGGTAGAAGCAGACAATATTATAAAAATAATTAGATTCTTTAAGCAAGGATCTGCTCCTATCAGATCTCAATCTAATCTATTCCTTAAATCACCTCATATTTTTAGGATTACTTATATACATAGAGGTGAAAGGGGAGAACTACACAAAAAATTAAACGCTTTTAAGACTTGTGCATTACAAGGATTTGGGGTTAACTACACTCCAACAGGAAACTATGCAACTTATCAAGATGGAACAATGGTTGCGTATGACATTAATATGAGTTTCACTGAAATTACTCCAATCTTTAATGATGATTACGATATGGGCGACTCATTCATCGGTTTCTAATGTCAAATTACTTCAGTCAATTACCAGATTTTGAATACGTCAGCAGACTTCCTGATTCCAGGATATCTGATTATATTACTGTAAAAAATCTTTTCATGAGGGGAAAACTTAGGGAAGATATTTTTCAAAATGTTGCTGTATTTACAAAGTATAAGATCAAAGGTAATGATAGACCAGATAATGTTGCATTTGAAGTCTATGGAGATGCTAACTTAGATTGGTTAGTTTTGACATGTAATAATATTATCAATGTATATGATGAATGGCCAATGACTCAGTTCAATTTTGAGAACTACTTACTTGAAAAGTATGGAACATACGAAAATATCAGTGCAACTCATCATTTTGAAACAACAGAAGTTAAGAACACATCTGGTGTAGTAATTCTTCCTGCTGGATTAGAAGTCGATTCAAACTATTCAATAACATTTTTTGATGATACAATAGAAGGAATGACTACGGTCATTTCTCCAGTTACTGAAGTAACAAACTACATGTATGAAGACCGATTACAAGAAGATAGAAGAAATATTTTTGTTTTAAAACCAAGATTCCTCAACATAGTCAAGGATGACTTGGAAGAAATGATGCAATATAAAAAAGGTTCCACTCAATATAAGAGTGAAACCTTAAAAACTGCAGATAATATTAGATTATTTCAGTAAGTTTATATACGCTGCGACAACCAAAAGGGTCAAGCACAACTGGTTATATCTCATCATTCCTCAGCAAGTTTCTGGAAGTAAGACAGAGCATCATCTTCATCCGAGTCAGCAGACTTAGTTGGAGTGATGTCAGGAGCATTGAAGTCTGCTGTAGGTGCAGGAGGCTTGCTTGACTCAAAGTTAGGAGTGAAAGAACCACGTCCTTCGCTCTCATCTTCCAGTTCTTCATCGTAACGACGAGCAGGTTTTGCACCAAGCACCATCTTCAGACGCTTGTCCAAGTCCTCATAGGACTTAAACTGATCAGCAGCGGTCAGAGCAGTCAGTGAATACTGCTTCTTCCAGATTGCTTCCAGTGCATCGTCGTCATCAAGGAGAGCACCAGGTGCTGCGAACTCGGAAGAATCATAGTTCCAGTAACCTGCAACCTTCTTCAGTTTCAGTTTGAAGTTAGCACCCTGCCAGAAATCAAAGGGATTGATAGGAGTTTCATCTTCATACTCTGGTTGCATTGCTTCCATGATCTTATCAAAGATCTTCTTACCAAACTTGTACAGGAAGACTTGACCTTCATTCTGAGGGTTTGCTTTGTCCTGCACAACATAGATGTTGGCATAATAGGACAGTTTGCGCTTCTGCTTACGAACCGTGTCCTTATCAGCATCAAGACCACTGTTCCACAATTCGCGGTTGTGCTCAGACACAGGGTCTTTCTGACCAAGAGTGGTCAGAGAATTTTCAATGTACCAACCACCAGGGCCTTGGAAGGCATGGGAGTACATCTTTGCCCAGGGGAGTTCTTCTCCTTCAGGGGCAGGGAGGAAACGGATAACTGCATATCCATTACCTGTCTTATCCATCTCTGGTTTCCACAGGCGGTCATCTCCACCGCCACCAGTATTGTTCATCTTCTCAACTTCTTTGACCAGTTTGGAGGTCAGGGAACCAAGAGAGGATTGCTTTTTAAGATTTGCGAAAGACATAGGATTTGTTGGATTAGTTGGATTTGGCTTGTGCGAACTTCGTTATTATAGGAGGATTACTCCTCCGTGTCAATCTGTTGTTTCATGACATCGAGCATCTTAGACATGTTGGCGAAAACCTTATTCATGTCGGTGCCAGGTGGGAGACCCATCATCGTAGCAGAATCTACAATATTCTGCTTCATCTTTTTAGCTTCGGGATCGTCTGATAAACTCAAACGGGTATAGAGGATCTTTTGTTTTTCAATCAGTCTTTCTAAAAGACCAACATGAAACAGTTTCTCTTCCGAACTCATTTTAGGAAAGTTAAACACATTACGATATACATCATCTTGAAGTTCACTTATTTCTGTCATCTCTGCGCGGACGACTTCCGAATCGAAAAAACTCATTTTCCCAAAACAATTTCCTTCATGATTTTCTTGTAACGAAATACATCAATATTTAGAAAGGGTGAATACTTCTTCATTCGGAGACTTACGGTTTGCCACACTGGGTCATCAAGTTTGGCATCGAAGTTCTTTCTGAAATCAAGTATCTTATCAAGGATAACCATGGTTTCTATAGAGATATCCCCACCCAAATACTTTTTGAGGATAATTGGATGCCCACTCTTACTTGCAAATACAGTATCTAAGTCCTGATTTACAAGTACATGCTCAAGTTCTTCTTTAAAGATATAAGAAAGGGACTGGTTTCTTTTCTTCCATGCAGTATATCGTCCTTCACCCTCTCTCATCATTTCACCAATCCAAAGTTTGCTTGGATCAGTACAAGTAATAAAGTTAGATACAAAGAACTCAATTACTTCTTTATCGTCTTTGTTTCGTGCTAGTTTCTCAAACCAGAAACGGTCTTTCCTTTTGTAGAAAGACTGTACGGTCGCACGACTCTTTCCACAATACTTGTGGTAGTCATACTTCTCTTTGGTAAAGTGATTCTTCAAAGAGAGGTATTGTTTATAGGCATCAAAGGGCATCACAAAAAAATAAAGATTACAAAGGTAGTTTTGCTCGCGAACTCTTCTTCAGAAAATTAAGTTCCATTGCTTCATACTTTACCTTTTCTTTCAAAGGTTTAGTGATTAGTTTAGGGACAAACTCTACATCAATACTATTCTTTTCACAAAAGTGAATGATAGCATCAATATATTTCATCTTACCCTCAAGAACAAGACTTTCAATCTCTTGCGTAAATCGAGCAGGACAAAAGAATTTATTCTCTAGTGCTTTTTCCAGTTCATTCTCCATCCGCCGACCCAGTATTGTGATGTACAAATTCTTTAATATATCTAACTAGAAGCTTAATATAATCGCCTTTGTTTCTTTTGTCAAACACTTTGACCTCACCGCTAGGAGTAACCATGATGGTGATTAGTTTTTTGACGGAGATACCAGTTAGTTCATAGTAAGCAGACGCATAAAACATCTCTTGGACGAAGTAGTTTTCCAACCACTTTTCTGGTTTGATCTTTTCTGATGTCTTAAAGTCAATGACTGCAAGTTCTCCTTCGTACTCAGCAATGCAGTCTACTCTTCCTGCTAATCCAAGATACTCTGAATACAGAGTTCTTTCGATAGCATGTACATTATTTATCTTGTCAAGATATGGTTTGGCATGATGAAACATGAACTTTGTCAGAGGTTTGAAATCGTCCCAGTTGATTTCTTTATTCAACATATAAAGTTCAGTTGCCGCGTGGAAGTCTGTCCCACGGGTAGTTGCTTTCTTCGTGATGCGATTAGCTTCCTCAACGCCAACTCGCTTACGCCAGTCAGCAAAAATCTGTCGGTTATAAAAAGAAGTTACAGACGTAATAGAAGGCACCCAATCTCCATTTGG